CAGTTTCTTAGCTGCTTTAACGACATCACTTGGTATCTCGCTACAAAGCTCAGCTGCTAAGTTTATATCAGTTGAGTTACATTCAAGTAAAGAAGCTATCTTGCTTTGAGCTCCAACTATGTTGTGCTTTATCGCTTCGTCTTCATCTTCACTTATTATATCAGCATCAGACATTCTTGCAGACATCTTTGCTATCATTGATGCAACATCAAACAATACTGCTATTATGAGCACTTTCTCAACATGCTCTAGTTTAACGCCTTTTAGTGTCATTATTTACTCCTCTTCCTCGTAGTTAGTCAAATCTAATTCAGGTATCTGGCCACTGACCATACCACCATGTTTCTCAATTACATCTAATATTACCTGTGCGGGTACATATGGATATACAGTTCCAGTTGGTTCATCTGGGTCTTCAGCATGCTCTATCAATAAGTTTTCTTCTTCAGTTGGGAACCCTACTTCAACTGCTATATATGATTCACCTAATCCGCTTATTCTTGGTGAACAGTAGTGATATTCTGATGCTTGTACTGACATTGAAAAGCCATCTTCACATACTACTGGTTTTCTTGTTGGTTGAAACATTATTATTGCCTCCGGTTTATTGTGGAAAGAGTGGAAAGATAAAACTATACAGGATTCACGCCTTAATCGCTACCTATAACATACACTGGTTCTACATTTTGGATTGCCCTTTCGGGTCACGATAACTATCTTACTCCTCACGGAATCGAAGATATAATCATACTCTCTTGAGCCTTAGTGATTATAAGTCGAGACAATGTGCAATTGCTTGCCTTATCATCTCAATCGTAACTCTTCTTTGATAACTTGTAGCTTGAGGTATGTATAACTCTCTTTATAACGCTACTTTACCGAACTTACAGAAACTAGGTTGTCTGTATTTAATGTATGCGTGCTAATTAGAATTGCTTCATGGGGGTTGCAGATTTGCCGTAGCCCATCCAGTACAGTTCTACTGGTTATTAGCCCTTGAAAGATAGTTTCTAGACAAGCCTACCACACTTCAAGGATATAGTTGCGTATTAACCACTAGTTAGCTTTACTAATGACTAACACTATTATCATTCCAAATTATTCCTCTTATTAATTATTTATTGCCTCTTTGAGTTGTACCAAGCATCATCGAAATACTTAAATATATCAAGCACACGATTAAGAACCTCCTGCATATATTCAACATGGTCTGTAAAACCACGATTATTTTTGTCAGGCATCTTCTTAGCAGCGCGATTAATGAAATCTTGTATAGACTTAATACCTATTGTTAATTCTTTAATACTGAACATTACTCCTTCTCATATAATTGTTTAGGAACATTCCATCCAAATAAACAGCCACTGAACATAGTTCTTGGGCTACCACTATAACAGTCCCACTGGGTTACAATATTCTCCGACACACTATACTCAATAAGAAATGATGGAGTGAATGATACTATGATGTCAAAGCACCTGTTAAACACCCAAAATGTTATTAAATGATAGTTGAACTCTATACCATCTATGTTGTCATAATATGAATACATCATGTTTAAAGCAACCTCCTAATTATTACCACTCAAATTCATCATCTTCTATCATATCCTTGTCCGCATCAGTCTTATATTGAGCAAATGGATTATGAACTTCAGGACACAACCACATATATAAATCAAATGCCCTATTAGATAACCACAAACGAAATGATTCAAACATATTTAACTCCAATTATATTTCTTGTGAGCGGGCTGCTGTAATATTACTTGACAGCCTTTATTACGAAGACGCTGAGCTTCTTTATAAGTTAACATTTCATATGATATGGCCGGAACACCAGCATTTATAAGATGAGTCCAAATTACTTTATATGATTGTTTCATGTTTATTATTGCCTCTTAATGCTTATTGTTATTGGTTAATGCCCAAGTGGATACAAATATGGAAGATAATATCTCATATTCATAGATTGTTACTTGGTAGATGCACTTCGATATTGCACAACTCAGGCATTATATCACACACACCCTAGTAAATGGGTGCATAAAAAGGGGATTACTCCCCTTCTCCATCTGAATCATCGGACTTTGCTATCTTTCCAACCTTAGGTGCTGGCTTGTCCTCAGGGTCAGTGTAAATCGGCTCAAACCCCTTGTTAACACACAGCTCATTGATGTAGTTCAGGCCATTGATCAGCTTACGCTTCAGGTCATTAGCACTGGGAATCTGCACCCGGAACATACTATTCCAGCCGCGTCTATCAGGTGCCGCCAGTATCTTAGGAGTCAACTCATCTTCCAGCGCCTCAGCCATCGCGATGTAATCATCTCTGGTTTTCTTAGCCATTCTAACCTCCTTATGGTATTATGACTTATTATTATTATAATTAATTAAATTAAAAATGAAAATTAACTAAAAGTCGTTATACGAAATCCCCCTTCTAGGGGGTACTATAGAGAAAAAGGCTTCACATCAAAATCCTACAATTTTTTTCCAAAGAACTTGGGCATTTTTTCCTTTGATATGACTTGACTAGTAGTTTAAATTTATAGGGTGGTAGGGCAGGGTAAAATGAAATGTATAAGAAAATTATTATGGCTGATTTAATAGAAGAACTTTCCGAGTTACCATTTAAGACGCAAGAAGCTGTGTTAAAGAATTTGTCTGAGCAAATGATTCCTTTAGAGATAGATGGAGACGTGTTTATGGTGCATGAAGAAGTAAGTAAGTTGATAGATAACCTTGTTATGCAGATTAAAGATTTAAAAATAGAGAGAGCTGGTTGCCAGATAAAAGAGTAATTAAAGGTATTGCTCATTACGTCTATGAAGATATAGACGAATTCCAAGAAACCCACCCAAATACAGTAGTCCATCCAGATTGGAGGATTGCAAATGAGGGGGATTGGGTGTATTCTGATGATGACAGGATAGTGCAGCTACTAAAAGTATCGAATAATGTAAAGCATCACTCAGATAGGAAGAATTATAAGTTTGCAAAAGGGTGGATAAGGACTGTAGTAGGTAGCTTTTTAAACCGGCCTAATGTTAAGATGGATACGGACTTTGATAATCACCCAAACAGGTATACATTCTCGACTACTATAAAGAATACTGCAAATCGTGTGTATAAAAGGAAGCATGTTACTAATAAAGAGAAGGAGTTTGCGACTAATGTTGTAATAGGTATGGGGGCTATAGATGCATATAAGCAAGCCTATACTGAGATGTCAGACCAAAAAGCAAGAAAGAAAGCAACAATTTTATTAAAACAGGAAAGAGTTATGAAAGAAATAGAGCAATCAGTATTAGATGTAGCTAAAGAAATGGGTGTTGACCATAAGTATATACTCAATAAATTGAAGAATCTTGCTGATTATAGTGAAGATGATAATATTGTTTTGCAGTCAGCAAAAGAATTAGGTAAGATTGTAGGGACAACAGGCAATGTTGTGAAACAAAGAGAAACAGGTCTTCTTGGTGTCTTTCAGGGATTTACGTCAGACCAGATTGAAGGGGCAACTAGGGAGCAAAAAAAATTAGAAGGTGAAATTAAAGGGGATGAATAATGATATGTCCATATTGTACGTCATTATATACAAAAAAGGATGGCAAGAGATATAACTCTCCAGATTCAAGAAAAGGTACATATCAAGAGTATCTTTGTAAGAGTTGTAAGAAATATTTTTCAATGCCACTTGAAACAATTATAGAGAAAGAGTATCCGACTGTTGACCCGGGTGAAGTTTTATCTGTACAGTCAGATTCTAAGATTAGAGTCCATTGTCTTACTGATGTTCATGTAGGGGCAAATGAATTTGATGGAAAAAAGTTTAGAGAAGCAGTAAATATGATAAAGAAAGACCGCTATGCTAAGTGGTTTGGTAATGGTGACTTGTTAGAGTTAATACCTCCGGGGTATAAAGCGATTAGTAGCAGGGGTCAAGATATTCCACCAGATGAGCAGTATCTTGCATTTTTAAAATTAGTAGAGCCTATAAAAGATAAGTGTTTATTTATAAGGGGTGGTAATCATGACTTTTTAAGAAGCTATACTATACTAGACTTTGATGTATGTAAGACTTTAGCAGCAGAATTAAATGTTCCTTATTTTCAATATCCCGGTTATACAACTATTACGATAGGTGATGTTCAATGGAATATGGTTTCAGGGCATGGAAAGAGTGGAGCAAAGAATGGAGACCTTGAATTAGATAAGATGGCAGCTGTTTACTCTGATGGAGATGTATTTATATTAGGTCATAATCATCAGTTGTATGCTAAACCAGTGGATTCACTAAAGATTGTAAATGG